AAAAGCCTGCGGTTAAACGAGCGCCAGTAAAACGGGTTGCAAAACCTGCGCCTGTTAGGAACCCAGACTTTACAGACAAGGTTGTTGATCTTATCAAGTGGGTAGACAGTCCGTTCAAGCTGATCTCAGTGGTGCTGATTGCGTTTGTTGCGTTTGCAGGCTACTTTGCTTGGGACTCACGGCAGGTCATTTTGGGTGCAATCAGTAGCAAAAAGACTGAACTCAAAGAACCGTTGCTTGTCGAGGCTATTGCCAAGTCTTTAATTTACGATCTGAGCGCAGATGTGGTGGTTGTTAACTCTGTCAATCTTCAGTCAAATAGCCGCACAACCATCTTGGCAATGAGCAATCAGGGTCGTGAAAAATCGCTTGAAGGCGTAATCAACGCTTTGTTTACCAGTTCGCCCGAACGCAACCGTGCAGTCATTACGATGTTTCAAGGCGAGGTGCATTGCGAGACGTTTGTGCCAAGCTCAAAGATCGGTGAGTACGTTGTCAAACATGGCGTGACGTATATGTGCCGTGGCGCTATACCGCCAGAACAAGGCAGGTTTGTAGGCTACATTGCGGTGGGCTTTAAGATACCGCCTAAGGATATTATTCAAGCGAAGACTCGCATTAACTTAGCAAGCACGGAGATGAGTAAATGATTGATAACTGGAAACTAGCTTTTGAACAGATGCTCAAAAGTGAAGGTGGCTTCACAGACGACGAGCGTGATGATGGTAACAAGCTACCCGACGGACGCAAAGGCTCAACCATGCTTGGCGTGACTCAATACAATTGGGAACAGCACGTTGGGCATCAAGTAACCCACGACGATATGCGTAAGCTAACCGCTGTTGATGTCGAACCCTTGTACAAGAAGAAGTATTGGGACGTTGTGCGGGCTGACGAGCTACCCTCTGGCATTGACTATTTGGTTTTTGATATGGGCGTGAACGCCGGTCCGGGGCGCTCAATTAAGCTCTTGCAAGCTGCTGTAGGTACAACGCCTGATGGTGGACTAGGACCTGTTACTTTAGCGGCTGTTTGGGCGGCTGACCCTGTTGTGTTGATTGAGAAGTTCAGCCAAGAGAAAGAGGCGTTTTACCGTAGTCTTGAAAAGTTCACTGTATATGGTGAAGGCTGGCTTAATCGGGTTGCTGCGGTTAAACTGAAAGCCTCAAGTATGCTTGGGTAACTAGATGAGACCTTTGCGTTTTGCCCATGACAATTTAAGTGCCGCAGATATTTTTGCTTGCATTTCTGGGCTACGCAATGTGGCAACACGTTTAGCTTTAATTGCAGGATCGCTGTTTAAAACCTTGTGGTACTCACGCATGGGATTTGTTGGGTCAAGTAATTTTTGTCGGCGTTTTTCTTTAGACTCGTCAGAGTGTATTGGCTTGCCTAGTTTAGCAACACGTTGGCGCTCTTTATATTCTGTGTCTTGCCATTTAGCCAATAGCTTTTTACGCACTTCTGGACGTTTTGCTGGGTTGTTGTTTCCTCTGAGTTTTATTTGCACATCTGGGTCGTGCATTCTAGCGGTAGCTTTTGCTCGTGTTTCAGGGTTATTCATTGGGTTGTTTAAACGCATGTGTGCGCTTACACTAGCTTTGCCTTCTAAAGACATGCCATGTGATCCATCACCGCCGGGTCGTAAGTTAGTTAAAGTACCTGTTTGTAGTTGGATGCGACCATATTTTAAAATTAACTCTTGCTCAAGTTTTTGCGCTTCTTCTACAGTGTCTACAATATGAAGCTCTACAACAACATTTTTAGCGCCAATTTCTTGCAATATATTTTTGCAAAGCCAGTTGCGCCCTCCCACATTAAGTGGGTTTGTGCGGCGTGTTGTTTTGGTCATACCAACATAAAACGGTTCGCCAGTTTTGCGTTTCCAAACGTATATATACACAATACTCTCCTTATTAATCCCGGTACAGGAGTATAGCACAGATGTTACAAAAACTTACGTTCAGACCGGGCGTCAATAGAGAAGGCACAAATTATAGCAATGAGGGGGGTTGGTACGACTGCGACAATATTCGGTTTCGTTCTGGCTTTCCTGAAAAGATTGGCGGTTGGGTACGTTTGTCAGCAAGCACGTTTAAAGGCATCTGCCGCTCGTTGTGGAACTGGGTTACCTTAGGTGGTGCTAATCTGCTCGGTCTTGGCACAAACTTAAAGTATTACATTGAGAACGGCGGCATCTATTACGACGTTACGCCCATTCGTAAAACCACAACTGGCACAGCTACTTTTGCAGCAACAAACGGATCAGCCGTATTGACGGTGACTGATGCTTCTCATGGTTGTATTGTTGGTGACTTTGTAACTTACACACTTGCTGTGTCCTTGGGCGGTGCTATCACTGCCACGGTGCTTAACCAAGAATATCAAATTGTCTCAGTGCCTACGGCTAATACTTACACCATCAACGTTGTAACCCTAGCCAATGCAAGCGATGTAGGTAATGGCGGCGGTGCTACGGTAGCTAAGTATCAAATTAACGTAGGTACAGTTACGCAAATTCCTTTGGTTGGCTGGGGCGGTGGTGGCTGGGGTCTTGGAACTTGGGGCGTTGGTGGTACATCAAACACTCAGTTGCGCCTGTGGTCTAACGATAACTACGGTCAAGATTTAGTTCTTGCGCCTAGAAATGGGGCTATTTACTACTGGGTAGCAAGCACTGGCACAAGCGTTCGGGCGCAAGCTTTATCTGACTTAGCAACGCTTGAAGGCTTTGACGGGGATTATGTGCCAAACCAGACGCTTGAGGTGTCTGCATCGTCTATTCAACGGTTTGTTATTGCCTTTGGGGCTAACTCTTACGTTTCAGGCGACCCTAATACTGAATTTAACCCAATGTTGGTACGTTGGTCAGACCAAAATAACCCGTATGAATGGGTTCCTGCTATTACCAATCAGTCTGGTGAGTTCCCCCTGTCGCACGGCTCTTCTATCGTCTCATACATCAACACCCGCCAAGAGATTTTGGTGTGGACTGACTCAGCCTTATATTCAATGCAGTATTTAGGACCACCATATATCTGGGGTTTTAATATATTGATGGACAATATCTCCGTCATGTCCCCAAACAGCATGATCACGGTTAACAACATTACTTACTGGATGGGTGTTGACAAGTTTTATATGTACTCTGGGCGCGTAGAAACGTTGCCTTGTTCGTTGCGTCAGTATATTTTTAACGACATTAACATTGCTCAAGCGTACCAAGTATTCTGTGGTGGCAACGAGGGTTATAACGAAGTCTGGTGGTTCTATTGCTCAGTCGATTCAACGTCTGTGGATAAGTACGTTATCTACAACTACCTTGATAAAGCTTGGTATTACGGCTCAATGTCACGCACGGCATGGTTAGATTCTGGTCTGCGTGAATACCCAATGTCTACTAACTATGACAGCAGCACACTGACTGGCAGAACCCTGTATCACGAAGCAAACGTGGATGACGTTGCTGGTACTACTCCTGTGCCAATTGAAGCATTTATTCAGTCTTCAGACTTTGACATTGGTGATGGTCATAACTTTGGCTTTGTTTGGCGCATCCTGCCTGACATTAACTTTAACGGCTCAAACGTTAATGAACCTTACGTCACAATGACAATTAAACCCCGTCAAAACTCTGGCGCTGCTTATGGCGTGGCAAACAGTCCTGAAGTGCAAAGCGCAGACAATTACGCAGTAAGTCGGTCATACAACATTCAGCTTTTTGATGGTCAGGTCTATACCCGCCTGCGGGGTCGGCAAATGGCGTTTAGGATTGAGTCTAATGAGCTTGGTGTAGCGTGGCAACTTGGCGCACCAAGAATTGACATTAGAAATGACGGGAGAAGGTAATGTCTACAGGTACAACTAAATCTCCCAACTTGCCAATTGCTCCTGTTGAGTATGACAAGATATATTTTGAGCAACTAACCAACATGCTTCGGTTGTATTTTGCACAGTTAGATAATCCGGGATTTTCTGCGGCAAGTGGTTTAAACTTGAATGTAGACACCCTACCAACCCAAACAAGTCTTGCTGACCTACGGGTCGGTGATGTATATCGGGATACTACAGCCAGTAATGTTTTAAAGGTTAAGGTATGAATACCTACGTTCCAGTTGAGCATGAATACATTGAGTTTGCAGAAGTCGATGACATCTGGGTTCGCGCTTACTCAATGGAAAAAGCTGAAAGCTATGCCGGTCAGCACATTCATGCACATGATCACATGACAATTGTTTCCCGTGGAACAGTCGAGGCTTGGCAAGACAGCAAGTTGATTGGCGTTTACACAGCCCCTGCCATTATTAAAGTACAAGCTGGCAAGGCACACGCATTTAAAGCATTAACTGATGATGTAGTTTTCTGTTGTATACACAATCTTCGCGGCACTGGTCTTGAGTCGCCTGAAATTATAGAAGGGTCTTAATCATGCCTATTATGTGGGGTTTAGCTATTGGTGCTGCAATGGGCGGTGGTATTGCTGCATTGCGCGGTGGTAAAACAGATGACATCCTCAAAGGCGCTGTTATGGGTGGCGCTACCGGTGCTATAGGCGGTGGTATATCTTCTCTTATGCCTGCTGCTACGGGCGGTGTTGCTGGAGCCGCTACTGTTGCTCCATCTACTGCCGTTGCGGGAGGCGCAACAACTATTGCTCCTGCTGCTACTACAGTTGGTACAAATCTTGGTACAAACTTATTAACAAGTAGCCCCGGTGCTGCTACAGGAATTCTTGGTGGTGATGTAGGCTCCTTTATAGCTGCGGATCAAGCTGCAAGCCAAGCAGCAAGTCAAGCAGTAGCCCCTGCAAATACAGGATTTTTTGGTTCTGGTATTGGTAAAACTATTGCTGATAACAAAGGCATGATTGGTCTAGGCGGCTTAGGTTTATTAGCATTAAAGCCACAAGCCAGTGGTGGCGGTCAAGAACAAGATAGCTTTATTCGTCCGTATACATTTGACCCAAGAAATCAAATATACACAGCTAAAGCACCAATCAAAGCAAGTGAATTTGGTGCTACTACCGTTGCCGAAGGCGGCGCTATCCGTATGGCTGAAGGCGGTGAAACAACGCAAGAAGTTCGTGAAAACAGAACTAACCCTACCCTTGAGGCTTTAGCCGCAATACAACAGGCTCAACAGACATATCAACCTCCATCACAAGGCATTACACAGCCATTCATTCAACCGCAAATGGCTCAGATTCAACAGCAATATGCTGCACCGCAACGACAAGCTCCTGACGCGTTTCAATACCAAGCGCCGTCATTTGTTAAGTATGCAAACGTTGGAGGCGGTGGAATAGCAGGTGTTGGTGGTGGCGGGGGTGGGGCAATTGACCCTATTACAAAACAACCAGTAAAAACTGTTGCTCAGATTATTGCAGCTAAAAAACCCGCTACCGGTAGTGGTGGTAGCAGCGGCGTTTTTGATACTTACGGCAACGAGATGGGTCCTAACGACATATATTCAGGACCCGGATATTACGAAAGATACCCCGTTGCAGAGGTTTATAACTACGAGACTAATCAGCCAACACGCCCTTTTAATCCAAACGAAGGCTCGCCTGAGTTTAACGTGCCTTCTAATGTACCTGTTGATCCTTCAAGCGGAATGGCAGAGATACAACAGATGTTTGCTAATCAGGGGTACACAGATTTTATACCTAGTGCTTCAACTGATTATTACGGAAATACAGGAGGAGATGCTGACGGTGGGTTAATAGCTGACAAACATCCTAAATATGCAATGGGTGGCGGCATTGGTGGTTATTACCCTGAGCCAGATGATGGCAATCGCAACTTTGGTGGTATTGAAAGTTTAAACCAAGGTCCTCAGTACCCGATGCAAGGCTACGCAATGGGTGGTCATTTAGGCGGATACTCTGATGGTGGTCAGTTACTAAGAGGACCCGGCGATGGAGTCAGCGATGATATTCCTGCTCAAATTGGTAACCGTCAGCCTGCTCGTCTTGCTGATGGTGAGTTCGTCGTTCCTGCTCGGATTGTTTCTGAACTGGGAAATGGGTCTACAGATGCCGGTGCTAAAAGACTGTATGCCATGATGGATCGCATCCAAAAGAACAGGGGCAAGACTGTTGGCAAAGACAAGGTAGCTGTTAACTCTAGGTCAGATAAATACTTACCCGCATGAAGGTACAACATGTTCCGATACAGTACGTCAATCAGACTTGGGGCGCTGTTTCGGAGTTTATACAGGCGGCGATTGAGCAGCAGACTGGCGATAAAGACTACACGCTAGATCAAGTTCAGGCTTATGTAACCGGTGGACAATGGATATTGTTGGTTGCAACTGAAGATGAAAAGATTGTCGGCGCAGCAACGGTCAATTTGTTTAACCGACCTAATCATCGTGTAGCTTTTATTACTTACATTGGTGGTCGTTTAATTGTCAGCAAAGAATCGTTTAAACAGATGTGCCAAGTTTTACAAGGCTTTGGAGCTACGTCTATAGAAGGTGCGGTTAATGACGCTGTTGCTAGATTGTGGCAACGCTTTGGGTTCGTTGAAAAATACAAAATTGTTGAGGTTACGCTATGAAGTACAACCATTTGGATATGTTGCCCGAACAGGCTTTTATTAAAGTCGGTGGGAAGATTAAGCCTCAAGGCGGTGGCGGTAGCGCACCAACTTCAACAACCGTTCAAAACACCAATATCCCTGAATACGCACAGCCTTATGTAGAAAGCACATTAGGTAAAGCTGCTGCGTTAACTGATACTTCTAATAACCCGTATCAGCCGTATCAGGGCAATCAGGTTGCTACGTTTACCCCGATGCAGAACCAAGCATTTCAAAACGTCGGCAACCAACAGATTGCTCCGCAGTTAAGTGATGCGTCAAATATGGCGTATATGACTGGTCAGTATGGTTTAGGCACACAAGGCACAGCAGCACAGTTACAGAATGCATCGTTAGGTTTGGGTGCAATGGCTGCGGGTTCTGGGGATAGATACGCACAACAAGCAACTAATCCTGCCGCAAGCCAAGCGTATATGAACCCGTATTTGCAAGCCTCGCTTCAGCCTGCATTGCAAGAGGTTCAGCGTCAGTATGATATTACTGGCACTCAGCAAATGGGCAATGCATCTAGGTCAGGTGCGTTTGGTGGTAGCCGTGAAGCTTTAATGGCAGCAGAGAATCAACGTAATAAAAACATTGCCATGAACCAGATGATTGGTCAGGGATATAACAACGCATTTCAGCAAGCACAACAAGCTCAACAGTTTGGCGCTAACCTTGGTTTGCAGGGTTTGCAAGCAGGGCAACAAGGCGTTCAAGGCGCTGTGGGTGCGGGTCAGTATGGACTTGCCGGTTTAGGGCAAGCAGGGGCTTCTGCCAGCACTCTCGGTCAGTTAGGTCAGACTCAGTTTGGACAAGAACAAGCAGCCAATCAAGCTATGCTTGCGGCAGGAACACAGCAACAAGCATTGCAACAAAAAGCTTTGGATGTAGATTATCAAAAGTATCAAGCACAGTTAAACTATCCTTATCAGCAGCTTGGTTTTATGTCTGATCTGTTGCGCGGTTTACCATTAACTCAACAGTCTCAATCTATGTATCAAAACCCAAGCATGATCTCTCAAGCTGCTGGTATTGGCACGGCGGGCATGGGTCTTTATGGTATGAATAAAATGATGAATAGCGCAAAAGGCGGTCAGATTAAAGAAAGCGACGGGTTAGACACACTTGGCATGTACAACGCCATGAAGGAATATCGATGAATCCAGTTAGCTTAATGGCAAATGCAGAAAAACTTAGCGTTGCTCAACTTCAACAGGCTGTAAAAAACGGCACAGTCCCTGCTTACATTGGCATTCCAATGATGCAAGAGAAGATGAAGCAAGCTAAACAAGCTCAGGTAGCACAGGCTCCAACTGAGCCTCCTATTGCTCAACAAGTGATGGCAGAAGCATCTGGTATTGACCAAATGCCAAGCAATTTGCCTGTATCCACAGCTAAAGAAGGCGGCATTGTTGCGTTTGCTAACGGCGGAGATGTTGAGGATCAAGAAGCATATGAAGACCAAAGAGATGAAGCTGAATACGCACAAGCTATTGAAGATCGTTTAAACGCAGCAGAACAAGGCGGCAGAAGCGCCGCACCAAATACCGCGCCTGTTGCATCTTCTGCAAACATCAATAGCACTCCTAATGTAGAGGGTGGAATTAGAGGTGTTGTAAATCAAGCTGCTAATAAATATGGGCTTCCACCTGAATTATTACAGCGAATTTCTGGCAGCGAAAGTGGTCACAATCCTCGCGCCAAAAACTCAGCAAGTAGCGCAGAAGGATTGTTTCAATTTATACCGTCTACTTGGGCAGGAATGGGTGGCAAGCCCGGTGAGCAATCTGATCCTGTAAAAAATGCAGATTTAGGTGGAAAGTTTATTCGTCAAAACGCAGAGACATTAAAACGTCAACTAGGTAGAAATCCAAACTATGATGAGGTGTATGCCGCTCATTATTTTGGACCGGGCGTAACAGCTATGCTTAAAAATGCAACACCAGATATGCCTATTGAACAAGGTTTAAGAATGTTTAATAGCGAAAAATTTGTTCCAATTATTATGCAGCAAAACCCAAATCTGCGTGGTAAAACAGTTGGTCAGGTTATGGGTTCATTGCGTGAAAAAATGGGCGATGGTCAAGTGTCTTTGGCTGAAGGTGGCATTGCCCGTTTAAACAAAGGCGGCGTAGCTAGATTTGCAAAAGATGGATTGGTTAATGGTCAAACCACTGAAGAAATTGCTGACTCAGCAGAAGAAAATAGAGCGCAGGCTCAATCTTATGAAGACCATTACATTAACAGTATATTTAAAAGTTACCCAGACCCCGCAACACTTTATCCAGAAAAAAGCCCTGATAAAGAACGTTATAGTTTTGACAACCCTTTGTCATCTCGTATGATATATAAATCTAATCCAAAAGTAACTGAAGAGGAACGATTAAAATATATTAAACACGCTTTAAATTTTGGTCCAGAAATTGCTGGAGCATCAAATGAAAGATCAGATAGATTACTTCCTCCCGGAGTAACGTTACCAAACGTTCCTGCTGCAACATCTATCCCTTCTGCCTCTCAAAGTCCTCCAATGCAAGCTCCGTTTGACTATGAATATGGCAAAGGCGCAAGTTTGCCAATTGAAACTAAAACTGGCGCAGGAGTAAACACGCCTAAAGATACTGATTCTGGGAATGGCTCTAGCAGCAGTGCTGGTAACAGCTCTAGGGGCGGCGAAAGACAAAAGAGTGAATATGACCTAATCCGCGAAGACATTATGAATCAACGCGAAGAGTTAAAGCGTCAAAAACAAGAAGACAAGTACATGGCTATCTTGCAAGCCGGTCTTGGCATGATGGGAGGAACATCACCTAACGCTTTTGCCAATATTGGGCAAGGCGCATCTGCGGGTATTGCCCAATACAGCCAGTCTGCCAAACAACGCGCTGCTGAAAACGCTGCTTTAAACAAAGGTTTGATTACTGCACAGCGTTATAAAGGCATGGATGACTATCAACGTGCTGCATTAGCTAGTCGTGAAAGCTACCAAGATAGAATGCTTGGAGACAAAAGCGAGGCAAATGCGGAACGTTTAGGATTAAAACAAGAAGAGTTAGAAAGACTTAGGGAAAAAGATATTGGCACTTTAATTAACAATGGTTCTGCGCGAGCCACTGCTGAATTAAAAGCTAAATTTCCTAATCCTGACTTGTTAAGTGATAAAGATAAAATTGCATATAAACAAGAGGAAGCTAACCTTTATGCTAAATACGTTGCTCCTTTTATAACGGTGCAAAATCAAATGTTGCAAAAACGTTATCCTGAATATTTTAAAGATGACTCTTCTGTAAGACCTGCGCCAACAGGCGGTAATAGAATAAGAGTCGATGCCAAAGGCAACGTAATTAACTAAGGAATATTATGGCAATTGAGGCGCAGCTATTTGACGGCACTATTGTTGAGTTTCCTGATGATACAGACCGCTCTGTTATTGAATCAACTGTTAAAAAATTAACGCTAGAAAGACAGCCCAAAGAAAAAGAAAGCGCATTACGTCAAGCTGCTGACATACCTTTAAACGTTACTAAGGGTGTGGTCAGCGGCGTTCGTATGTTGAGTGATGTTTTTGGTGCTGATAATCCTATTTCTAAAAGCTTGCGTGGTGTAGAAGACTACGTTGGTGATTTGCTGTCTGCTCAAGCTAAGAACGATCAAAAAGAAATCTCTAGAATTATGAAGGAAGCCGAAGACAAAGGCGTTCTGGAGCAGATTAAAGCAGGTTTAAACGCCTTTACAGTAGCCCCTGTAGACTTAATGGCGCAGGCATTTGGTACTGTTATTCCGACGCTTGCTGGTGGTTTGGCTGGTGCGGGTTTAAAGATTGGCGCAAGGGCAACTGGCGCTTTAACCGGTGCAGCAATGGGTACTGGTACAGGTAAAAGTTCTATCTATGACGCTGTTACAGAAGAACTTAGCAAACAAAACCTGCCTAAAGAAGTTATTGAACAAGCTGCCACTCAGGCGCAAGAATATGGTGGTAAAAACCTTGATTTAATCTTAGCCAATACATTGCTTGGTGGCGTAGCAGGAACAACGGGTATTGAAAAAGCCCTTATTCCCGCAATGTCCAAGAGAATTAGCGAAAAAGTTGCTCAGCGAGGCGTATTAACAAGAGCTGCCGCTACTGGATTGCCAGAAGCAGGCACAGAATTTCTGCAAGGCGGTACAGAACAAGCCTCTCAAAACATAGCTTTGCAGCGTGAAGGTTTTGACGTACCTACTATGCGCGGTGTTTACAGCGCAGGAACAATGGAAGGTGCTGCTGGTTTTGGCATGGGTGCTGCTGCCGGTGCATTGCGTCGCCAGACTGCCACTGAGCCGCCTGTTGTTGAGCCTCCCGTCCAGCTTGCCCCTGAGCCGTTTACACCCACTGTCATACCTCAAGAATACTCAACGCAAGAAGGCATTGACCGTGCCACTGGTGTAAACGTTGAGCCTGCATATACCGCCGCTGATTTGCTAACTCCGGGTGCAGAAGGTGTCCGGGAACAAGCCCAGCGGATGGCTACACAAGATTTAAACGCTGTTGGTACACCTCGCGCTCCGATGAATCGTATTGCTGCCCAGCAAGCTGCTTTTGCTCGTGCTGACCAAGAACAAGGATTCACGGATCAAAGACAACCTCTTCCTGTTTCTCCGTCTCAATCCGTTCCTTACACTGCTCCCGCGCCAGTATCCGCTGAAGAGCGTCGAAAGCTTGTTGACGCACAGTCAGAGCAGTTAGCACAAGCGCAGAATGAACCGTTTGCATTTGACCGTAGGCGTTTAGAAGCCTCTGCGTCTACAGTGGGAGGAACAGGTCAGGTGCGTGGTACGCCTCGTGCTGTCATGCTCGACCCCAACCCAATGGTTCCTCGTGCTGCGCGTCAACGCCTAGCGGTGCTTAAAGAAGACCTCATTGCAAAAGGTGAAGACCCTGAGAGTCTTGCCATTGTTCCTCACCCGACAATGGGGGGACGCTTTGCAATCGAACAACGCACGATGGAGCAGCCTTATGTAGCCCCTCCAATTGAAACGCCTGTAGTGTCGCAGGCAGAGGCTCAAAAACGCCTTGAAAGCGCATACTTAGAACGCATAGACCGCGAATGGGATGAGACTGATAAACCAAGACAACAAAGAATTTCTCGCGCCTTAGCCAGTATTGAGGCTCGTGGCGGCGTTGCTAGTCCTGCTGAAGCAAAATTATTGCAAGATGAGAATTATCAAGGTTTTCAACATAACTATGAGCTTCCTGCCAAGCTTGCTGACATTGGCAAATATGATCAGTCTCATGGCAGTGCTTTTGACCGTGGCGGCGCTGATGCTTTTTATGGGCGAGAATCATCTCCTCATAAAGGCGGGACAGTTGTTAATGGTAAAAAATTACCTAGAAGGTCAAAATTAACCGACGCAGAGCGCGAAGCTTATGATGTTGGCTATCAACGAACGCAATTTTTAAACAACAGAAAAAAAGAACGCCCATTACCTTACACCAGTATTGATAATGGACTTGCCCCGCAAAAAACGGTTGATGAGCGTTTAAGCGCTGCTACTGGCGTTGAGCTTTTGAGAACGCCTCGTGAGTCTGTTCGCGGCGAAGATACCGCTCGCACTGCTGAATACAACGCAGAACAAGACCGCCGCAGGCAATTAGAACGCGCTCAAAAAGACCGTGAGACAGGCAATCTTATTAAAGCAACAGGTGAAGCACCTATTCCACCACAGCCTAAAGCTGTTATGGATGCGTTTGCCACTCCCGCTCCATTACGCACAGCCGAGCAAGTTGCCACAATTAACCAAGCTCGTGCGCGTTTAAACCCGTCTGACCTAAGCGTTCTGGAGATGGCTGGGCAAGACCCTGCGTCTATGAAAAACGCTGTTGAAAGAATACAAAAAGAACATGATGCTAAGTATTCTTTGACTGACGTAGTTGCCACGCCTGAAGCCAAGGCTATGG